TTAAGCGGATACATCAGCCAAATATCATAATACTTATCTTTCTTATTCAGTTCTTTAATAGCTGCATATCTATGCTGTCCATCTAAGATTACTAAATAGCTCTCTGCATTATCAGCATCTATTACATCAGTATGGTTGCTGGCATCATAAACAGTAATACCTTTTTCTATAACATCTTTAGCATCTATTACTGTTATAGGTGATAATAAACCAAATTCTTCAATAGACTTCTTTTTAGAATTAACTATACTTCTATTGATCTGTCTATTTATATCGGTAAAAGCCAATATCTTTCCACTACCTTCTAATGTGAATAACTTTTCTTCTTTCTTCTCTAACTTTTGATCTGTCATAACAATTACATTTAATGATTAAACTGGCGGCAATGTAGATATAAAATGAAATGAAATTTATTCAATTAAATATCTTTGTACAAGTGTTTCCCTAATAGATGTTTAATATGATTACACTATGATTTTCAATGATATTAACTAATATGGCAACAGTGTGAAATTGTGTGTATATTTATTAACTCGCAAGGTCTTAAAATATCTATAATTGGAGCCATTCCTTTAAATGGTTAATACAGAAAAAGCCCGTCTACCATATAAAGGCAAACAGGCTTATGTTCTACTTCTTATTCATCTTAAATTTGTAATGATAATCTACTCCAAATAGTGCCCCAGCAAATGTACAGACTTCTCCAAATGCAGTTAGTACACTACCGTGGATTATTCCAACTGGTGGTACACAGAAGCCAGCTATAAGTAACCCTATTCCTAAAGCTACTAATACACAGGCCACTACTAATTGTACTATCAAATGTTTACTATCCATTAAACTAATACTAATTGAATATCAATGTATTCACTCTTGTCTGATCGAGATGGTAAGTCTGCCCAACAAGTACGAGTAAAGTTTAAATCTGGTATGTCAATAGAATATTTAGGGCAATCTTGTCAAGTTGTTCTATCTCTCCATTTACAACGAATATAACAATTTGAAGGTGTTACATTATAAATGTCATTTGCTGTTTTATAGATATTGAATGTAATCTTGGTTGTTGAATCGTCTAAATAAGATTTTGATACTGTATAATTTGAAGCAACACCGTAATTGCTTTGTTGATATACAACTTGTACATTACCAAGTTTATTCTTTTCCCAATATTGAGCCCACTTAATTATTCCTTTGTTGTAAACAGGAAAATTGGCAAGTTTGGCAGAACCATTATAGAAATCACCCCAAAAATAAATTGGGTCACCTGTACTGAACCCTAACAAGTCGTAACTCATCATACTAATTGTGTAATGTCCTAACTGATTGTAATCTGCTATACTAATACGTTTGTTAATGATTGGTGTACCCTTATAACTTTGTGCCCCATACAATTGTATTGCATCAAAATCAGAATTAAGTGCTTTTTTCCAATCAACTTCACCAAACTCCCAAAAAATTGTGATTCCAACTGGTACTGACGTTGAACTTTGTTGCAAATAAATTTCAGAACCTTCTTGAAAGAGATAAGGTTTAACTGCGGTATGATTATATCCTCTAAAGCCGCCTAAACTGAAGCAATAATAACTACCACCACTATCACGAAGTAACTTCAGTTTTAACTGTTGACCTGTAACACCCCATTTTGCAGGACTATTATTACTATATACGTTCCAATATGGTTCTGCATCAGCAATTAGACTTCCATCCGTTGCAGATCCTCCGTTCTCCTTTATATTAAAAGCATATCCAGATTTACCTCCAGTTTTTGCTTTTGTACATAAAGTTCCTAAGTCCATTGATGGATAACCTAAACAGTTCCTTACATCCATTATGCTTATATTATTATTTGGTAATATCATAGTTATTCAGTTTTAGTTTTATAACATACTATATCTTTACTTGCTGAAATAAATCCATCTACAGTTAAGTTCCCTTCTACTGCTACATCACCTGGTAGTGTACTATCCAACGCTCTATATATAATCTTCTCTTCATAAATGATCTTTTCAATTTTAATATTGGCATTAAATACTTTGGCTAACCATTGAATAAGTTTTTTCATTGTTTAAATGGTCTTAGTTTTTAATTCAGTTATTTGTTTTGATAAATCTTGTATACAATCAATCAATAATGGTATAATCTTTACATAATCTATTGATTTGTATGTTGTACCTCCATCTTTATATTGATCGTGTACAATATCTGGTATCAACTTTTCAACATCTTGGGCAATTAAGCCGTATTGACGATTTTCTGTATCCTTAAATGAATCAAGTTCTATTGCTTTGTTATTCCACCTATATTGAACTGGTTCTAATTGATTAATCAGATTTAAAGAATTGGTTAATGGCTTTATATCCTTCTTTAAATGTTTATCAGATGAAACATAAGCTGTTACGTTTCCGTACGCGAGAATATTACCTTTATCAAATTCAACGTGTTGTCCGTATTGGTTTCGCGCCATTATTAACACTTTTTTATTCGCTTGAATTGTGCAAGAAACATCAGTTGTATTAGTAGTACCGAATTGTCCCCAATCACTTTTAGTGTTCAATACTTTGACATTTGAATAGTCATTTGAATTAATCGTTAAAGCACCCGTCAATGTACCACCTCCAAGCGGTAAGTAAGAATGTGTATGACTTGTTAATGAATATTGACTGTGTGTGTGACCGTTTAATGAAACAGATGTACCGTTCACGGTCGGTGTTGATGAAAATGCACAAGCCTTTTTAACTCGTAAATCTTCCTGAATATCAACGTATGCACTATTGCCAGCATTACCAATTGTCTTCGTTCCGCTTGCTGTTGCGCCTGCATTCCAGTTTGCAAGCGAAACACCTGTTAAATACTGACTGTGTGTATGACTTGTATCTGATTTAGAAGCTAATTTAGTATTTATTTCAGACTCAGTATAATATCTATCATCGTGCATATGACCTGTTACTGAATAATTTGAGTGAGAATGACTTGCAGCAGCAGCACCAACATTTGTATAATTGATATTTATTGATTTGGCAACACTACCATCATATGAACCTTGCGAAGTTCCATTTAAAGAGATAGTAAGACTATAAGGACTTTTTAAAGAAGTTGGAATAGTTGGTTTATTAGATAAGTCATTGTATGATCCAGATGTAGCTACTGTAGCAAATGAAGGCTTATTCTTTATAATACTCCAATCAACTTCTGTTATACCACCAACATTAGCATCTACCGTGCCGTCTTCCCTGATAGAAAGGTTATTACCAATTTTAACACAGCCTAAAGCATTAGTAGAAGCTATAGGAAAAGATTCAGTATAGTCACCAGTTGCATAAGCTACTACATCAGCCAGTCCTAATATAGTTTTAGTAAAAGTCTTTTGTCCCGTTATTGTTTGATCTGTATTAATAGTTACACCTATGAAATCAGATATGTCCTGTATTTTGTGTGTATGTGCAAAATCTGTTATATCAACCTTTAAATGTTTATGTGCAGAAGGTATAAATGTGGCTGGTTTATTATTTATCAAATCCCAATTAGTTGGGAATACTGTCGGTTTGCCTGTTATCTGTCCCCAAGTTGAGGCGTATGTAGATGGTTTGTCTGTAAGATCATTCCAACTACTTACACCACCACCAGCATTAGCATTTACTACACCATCTTCTGTTATAGTTAGATTCTCCCCAATTCTAACACAACCTAAAGCATCAGTAGAAGCAATAGGCAGTTTAAAGTCTCCTGCTTCTGGATTGGTCTGATAAGCTACTATATCACCTGTTACACCTACAGAACCGTCTATTATTTGGCTGGTTTGTCCCTTCAATTTTACGAAATTGGAAGTATCTATATTAGTTCCACCACCATTTAAAGAGTAAGAACTACCTGTATTATATCTGGTGTATTTACTTCTGGGTGTGGCAGGTATTCTATTACTAATTATATCCATAGTTAATTTAGTTCTATCATATTGCATTCTATACTATTATCTTCGTAATCAACAGTTCCGCCTGTAAACAGGAACTTTTTACCAGATAGATAGCTATCTGTGATAATGGAATAAGGGAATATGATTGGTTTTACAATTTGAGTTAGTTTGATCTTTGGCTGTTGATACTGGTTAATGATTCTCTTTATTAATAGTTCCTCTGGTTTATCACTACTATTATAAATGGTATTAGCCAGCTTATCCAGTATAGAACTGCCTGTTATAGCTTTACTAAATGATAATTCACTATCATTCTTAGATGTTATTTTAAACTCTATATCATCCAAAGCGTTAATATAGTCCCCATTTACTACATTCTCATACTTGGTATCGTCTTTATCATTATCCTTTGCAACGGTTGAATAATTGATCTTTTGGCTATCAATTGTTATATTCTTTAGGAAGAAATAAGGTGCTGCCGTTTCAAATTTGGGATTGTAAAGAACTAATTCCAAATCACCTACTATTGTTCTATCAAAGTTAATTATTGTTCCTTCCAAGTCGTTTACCCCTTGCGTAAAATCATTTGTATTCTTGCAATTGAACCATTCACCCATTACATTTTTTTTAGTAATATCAGTGTATAGTTTGAATGAATTATTGGAATTAGTAGTCCAGCTTGTACCGTTATACCAGTATTCACCACATCTCAATCTTGCTAATACATACACATTATTTACATCAAAATTATCACTACCACCAATTTTATAATTCATATCACCAATGAAGCCACCTAAATCATCACCCATTATAAATTAATAGCTAATTTGATATTTTCATCAAACACTAACGCGGATGATGATATATTCGTCTTGATAACAGGATATTTTGATAATATTTCAGAATCTGAACGTCTACATAAGAATGTATGTGTTGAATAATCTGCATAACCATCTTCATATTGTTTAATTTCAATCATTTTATCCCAAGATAACTTATTCGGCTTATCGTCTATTTCATAATTCGATTGTTGTACGGCTATTGAACCAGCATTTTGTTTACCGACATTGTTAAACATATCGTCAGATGTTAATTCATAAGTGTTTGAAGAAGGATTATATTTATAAGTGAATAATTGAAATGCTGTTGTATTATAATATTCTTTTTGGTACTTTTTCCCTTCGTAATCTTTTACCTTATGATGTAATTTTGTATCATTAGCAAATTTCAGTTCTGGATATAGCTGATCTTTATCTGCTTCATAATCACTATCAACAATAATAGCTTTATTATATCCTCCTAAGATAGATAAGCTATTACTATTACCTTTAGATGGTATTGCTTGTAAGTTAATAGTAGAAGATAAGGTAACGGATATATTAGTAAGCACATTAGTATATGCTGTTTTACCTGTCTTTATATAGTCTACATCTATGAAATAGACACAACCGTCATATTCCGTTACAGTCCAATTAAGAAACTTACATACTTCTTCCAGACATTCTTTTAAAGTCATAGCTTTACCATCTTCATCAATGAAGTTAGCTGTACTAACAGTAATCTCATCTAAAGAAGAAGTATAGGTATTGGGAATATAAACGGCTCTAAAATCTCCTTTGCTTTCAGTAATACATTTCCTAATCAATCCAAGTAAAGAGATAGTAGATCCTTCCTGTTTATAGTCTATATACTCTAAAGTAGATAAGGCTGATATACATTCTATTTCCAATTCAAACAGGCTGTTATCATAATCTTGTGAATATAGTTCTGGCGTTATAAAGCCTGTCCAGATAACAGAACCAGCCTTTACCAAATTAACTTTAAACTTCTGGTATTGTGTACTAAACAATCTTTGTAGGTAATCACTTCCAACCAGCTTTAATGTAGCACCGCTGAATCTGGTTGGCGTATATAAAAAATCTTCATCGTTTACATCTACTACAAATGGTGGCGTACCACCTGTAAGTTCTACAGGTAATCCAGTTCCACCATCTTCCAGTATTTGTACAGTTAAGGCTTCACCATCTACATTAGTAAACGGCACTGTATATATTAGGTTATACATTGATTATTTGTATTTACTTGTTTTACTTGCTTGTGCATTCAGTACACCTACTAATTCTTTACCTTCGATCTTAAATTTAACCGTTCCACCATTTAAAGAAGAAGCTACACCTTTACCATCTAAGAGATTAAACAGGTTCTTCTGTTGCCTGTTGTTCAGAATCATTTCACCGCTATTTACTCTGGCTATCATATTATCCCCTATAAAAGAATTGCCACTAAATATACCACCACCAGCAAACTTAGGAATCGAAGCCATTGCAGCAATAACAGAAGCACCAGCAGCTAAAGCCATAATCCAACCAACAAAAGGTATAGAAGCTACAGACGACATAGCACCAGTAACGGCAGCTTCACTATTGGCTGTAGCTTCTGCTTTCTTTGTTACGGTTAATGTAGCAATAGCAGGTATAGCAGCAGCTATAGCAGTGAGTATATTAGCTCCCCAACTAATCCAAGCAGCAGCACCTTCATTTGTCAGATTGGTTACTGATCCCATTATAGAACCAATAGCATTTAAAGAATCAGCATAGCTATAGTTTGATTCGATTATACTGTTGTCGATAGGCTTAATATCCAATGCACCGTTTTTAATATCCTCCTTAACATTCTTTCCCTTTACCGATAGTGTTGGGATCTTCTGCTTATTAACTAGCTCCTTTAAATCACTGGCTTCACCATATTTTACTTCTACATTTAGATGGGCTTTCTGTTGGCTGATCTCCTTTACCATCTTATCAGCAGCTAATCTGGCTTCTAAAGTAGTTGCTTCATTAAATTTCTTTCGCCATTCAACCAGTTTCTTGTCCAGTTCTGCTAATGAACCTTCTGGAACTATTTCTTTCGCCTTAGTAGTAGTCTTTCCAGAATTATTAACCGTTCTGCCTGTTTCATCCGTTCTCTTTTGCAGGCTATATATTTCACGCTCCATTGCATACTGTTCTTTCAGCACATTTAATGTAGCTACTCTTTTATCGTCTACTTCTTCCAGCAAGACTGATTGTGTCCTAATAAACTCATTCTGTTTATCATACTGTAATAATGCTTCCTTTCCTTCTTTACTAAGAGTAGATATAGTAGTAGCACCAAAAGAAGAAGGAATTGTTGTAGTTGTAGTATATTTACGTTCTAACGCTGCTCTCTCTTTCTTATACTTATCTATTTCAGACAATACACTACCATCTGATTTATTTGTATGCTTAAAGAAGTAATCCAATGTTTCTCTATCTACATCAACTCCATAATTAGCTTTATATGTTTTAGCTAGTCCTTCTTCACTGGACTTTATATAATCAGCAGTTTCTTTAGACAGATGCTTTACAGCCATTGCCATCTTTTCAGCAGCCATTTTTCTTTCATCCAGACTTTTATTAGTGTCTTTGGCTACAGTCTCGTATTGCTCGATCTCTTTTAAATCCTCTGCTTTAATATATGACAGGGATAACTTTTTATCTGCCAGTTCATCCATTAAAGCGGATAATTCTTTCAGGTTTGTAAAGGCAGCAATAATACCATTACTAAATACGCTCCAGTCACCAGTAGTTAATGAACGAAAGAAAGCATCTACTGAATCTCTGGCTGCATTCATATTGTTATCGAACATATCGCTGGTAGTCTGATTGCTGCGCATCATCTTATTGAGTGCTTCACCTGCACTAATTGCTAATCCAATGCCACCAGCAAACTTAGTAAAAGCACCAATAGCACCACTGGAAAATCCTTGTATCTTCTGCTGAAATCCCTGTATTTGCTTACTGGATTTACCTATATTCTGATCGAACTGCTGTGTATTAAGTATTAGCCTTGTAATTAAATCAGCCATTGTTATAATAGTGTTAAGGTTTTATTTGCTTTATCTTTTAATCGCTGTACATCTTCATTAGTAATAATAGTTTCTTTATCAGTTCCTTCTTCCTTATCCCATTTAAAAGAAAGAATATCAGTAGGCTTTAATTTTTTAGTACTATTAACCTGTGCAGTCATATAGCTAATAAATCTAGCCTGTTCCCAACCTGCTTTATTTTTATTTTCCAGTCCTTTTAAACAGGCTTCTACTTCATACCATTGCATACGATCCAGAAAGTAATCTGGCTGTATTCCACATTCTACTACTATGATACTATACAGGTCAGTTATGGCTATTACTTTTTTTTTGCCGTATCTTCTTCTTTAAATGGTTCCAGTTGTCCTTGCTTCTGAAATTCAGTAGTAAGATAATTCTGAATATCAATTACCAAAGCAGGTTTAGAATCACATTCATCTATAAAATCATCAAACAGTAAAGTACATTCTGGATTATTAGCCAGTATCATAGAATAGTAGAATATATACCAGTCCATCAAATTCTCCAGATTGAATATTTTACCTGTCAACTTCTCAAATACAAACATTGCTCTAATGCTGTACTTCACTTTATATGTGTTGTCTTTAATTGTTATTTCCATAGTCTATATAAGTAAAGCCCTTACACCCCTATAGCAGAGATATAAAGGCTTTAGAAATTAAAAATTAAGCAGATACTTTCGCTAGTGAAGCTGTAAATGTTGCGTTATCTCCATTAGGTGCATTTAGTTCCAGACTGGTAATAACTACCTTCCCTTTATATTGTCCAGTAGTTACAGGTGTCCATCCTCCTGTTGGTACTTCATCCGCTTTACTAGCGTAATCTTTTTCCAGACTGAATACTACATCTATTTCCTTTCTTCCTGTCATTAGATCAAACAGATCATCATAAGTAGAACCTTCTCCATCTAAAGAGAACAGATTATCCGTACTCATATTCCAGCTTAGTTTACGTACTGCCTTAGATACCCATTTACCACCAGAATCTTTAGAACTAGTTTCTACTGTTTCTGCACTCATAGAAAGTTTATGGCTGGTTGCAAAGGCTATTGATTTGTATGTAATAGACTGACCACTGCCAGTACCTATAAATAGCATCAAATCACTACCGTCAATTGGTTTTCCCATAGTTATATTATTTGTTTATAGTTAAATTAAAACTTAGTGTCTGTACATAAGCATTATCTATAAAATCTTCATCTGCAGATTCCAGCTTAATGCTTTGTATATCACCAATCCTCTTATCTTCTAATGTATTCCTTACTATACTGGCTATATCTATACTTCCTGAATAATCATCTGATACACATATAATATCAATTATTACATTGTCCTTAAAATGGAAGTCTTTAGTATAGTCTGGAATAATATTGCTTCTCTTATATATTATATATGGATAAGTAGTACCATTTTCTACTATGATAGGATAAATTTTATTATCAACTAAGGCTGTAAGATCACTATTACCATTTAAAAGAGAAAAAATTACTTTACCTACCTTTAAACTGTCCATTTACTTTAAGTATAGATTGTGTTATTATATTATTCATACTATTACTTATTTCTGATTCTTTGGCTTCTCTGGCTTTTTTGAAGAAGTTAGTAGCCTTAATACTTCCTGTAGACGGTCTGCCTTTAGTTTGTTTCTTATAACGTGTCTTAGTCCCAAGCTCAAAGAACTTTAATCTAAAGTCACCCAGTATATGAACCTTACCTTCTGTAACTTCCTTATTGATACTGGACTTAATACCAGATGAAAAAGTTTTACCGTTCCATCTATTTCTAGCATTAGGATTCTTAACTATCTGCCTGAAATTCTTTCTAACCTCTTTAACCAGTATGCCAGTAGCTTTTCTAAGTGCAGTTCTATGTGCTTTCTTTTGCTTTTTACTATCCAGTTCAGCAAACATTTCTAGCACCTGCTTTGTATCGACTACCGCTGCATTACTCATTTACCAGTTCTCCAATAATAGTTGTTGATTGTTTTAATCTATCTTCATCAATCGACAGGATTCTATACAGTCTCTTATTATATAGCACTCTCATAGATTCATCTATCTTATGATAGCTTCTAACAGTGAATATTACTGTATAGGTATTAATGATTTCCTGATTCTCTATAGTCCTGTTACCTGTATTATACTTAACGTTACCTCTGGTTATAATATAGTTTTCCCAATATGTAACTTCCTGTCCATAATCATCTTTAGCAGTAGTGGCACGTTTGAAAGTAACAGGTTCCGTTAATAGTCCTGCTCTCATTACTTGTAGTTTTTATATAGTGATATAAGGTAATCGAAAGTATAGGGTACTTTATTTACAGAAGTATAGGCTACAGGTTCTCTGTTAGCATATAAGTTACCAACTAATAAAAGAATAGCAGCTTTTACAGCAGGTGGTAATTCCCCACCTACTGTAATGCTGGCTAGTTGAACATTTAAGTTTATAGCTACAGCATCTTCTGCTACATCTATTAAAGCTAGTATGTATTCATCATCATCCTTAAATGAATTATCAACTAACAGATGTTTCTTTGCTTCGCATAAAGTTACATACATAGCTTATTCATTGTTAAGGTTACGCTTTCAGTACTTTAGTAACGAATGCTTCCTCTCTACGTGGTTTAGCATCGAAGTAAGCATTGATTACCAATCTTACTTTACCCTTAGCAGCCTGTGTATATGGATCTATAGTTAAGTCGATACCTCCCCACTGACCAATTACATAATCAGAGAAATTACCCATTACTACACCTTTATCAGCAACAGCAGAAGTACAAAGTACAGGATAACCGTTTACTTCGTTTCCTTCCATCAAATACTTACCTGTATCAGTACCTTTGTCTGTAGTTTTAAGATCAGCCTTAGCAGATGGAGATACGATGTATTTAATATCACCTCTTACATTTGCATCCTCTAGTTCAGCTTCCATAGCTACAATATCCTTATAAGTGATAGCAGCAGTATCAGCAGTTACGCCATTCAGTAAACCTTTAGGTTCAGTAGCAGATCCTGCGCCAGCACCTAAAATAGTTGCTTCCAACTTATTAGAAATAGCTGCTACAATATCACGTTTCAACATTTCTTCTGCGCTGTTGGAATCCTGCATAAGGAACTGTTTGGATACATCAATTTTAGCTGTCAATCTCTTAGGTTCTAGGTTTACTTCACTAAATGTACCTACACCCTCTGTAGCTTCTGTTACTTCACCAGCCCAAGTTACATTAGAACCAGAATAAGCAGGAATAGATACATTACCAATTAAGCCAGTCATATAAGAAGCACCAGCTTGTACCAGTACTAAATTTGCTCTTAATGGTTCTAAGATACCTAATTTATCTTCTGCTACATTTTCCTGTCCAGCAGTAGCTACCGTAGCCTGAATGTCAGCTCTTTCTTCGATAGGTAGTACAATTTGTCCGCCGCAAGACAGTCCAGCCTTGCGCATTTCAGCAACACCTGTAGATACAACTTCCTGTGCTCTCTCGTCTAGTTGTCTGTTGTTGGCTACATCATTAATAGCCTTTAACAATGAAAATTTTTCCATAGTTTTATTTTTAATTTGTGGTTTATAGTTACGTTTGGTTTCTTCCTCTATCTGTTTGATCTGGCTATCTATATTGGATATCTCTTCCTTTAGATGGTTTAACTCTAAAGCCTCTCCATCATTCAACTTTCTGATTTCCTTTTCAGCATTGGCTATTAATTCCTCTGCTTTTTTTCTTAGTTGTTCCTTTTGGTCTATTAAAGTCAATGTGTCCATTATAATCCTTCTCTAAGGTTTTGGTAATACTCCTTTAATTCTTCTGAATCCAGTTCCTGCATCTTTCTGCAAGCCACAGAAGTATCTGGATATGCTTCTTTATACACAGGGGAAACATCGAATAATTCTTTAAACTTTGTGATACGTCTTAGATACTTACCATCTGATCTCTTTTCCCATTTATCACTATCAATAGTAAAGGCAAATGAAGATGTAGTAATATCACCTCTTTTAAGTCCTTCCAGTAGTTCATCCCCAAGTGCTGTATTGGGTGCTTCAAATCTATATTTTAAACCAGTACCATCTACAGATAGAGTTAGTGAACCTTTACCGTATTTTGATCTGGCTAATACTCCTCTTTCTTCATTATGATTAAGCAGACAAAGAATATCAGATTTATCTAATATATCTTCTAATGCTTCTGGTTCTATAATCTCTGTAAATCCACCTAAATCCTTAGATTCCTTATTGAAAACTAAAGCATAGCCTTCAACTTCTCTGGATTCTGGTGTAGTGGTTCTAATTTCATAGTTACAGTTTCGTAATTCTTTCATAGTTGTTATTTATAGTTGGTAAAATGGAGATATTTACTACTAATATTCAAATCAGGGACAGCCGTTGCCTTTTTCGTGGGTGAACACAGAACCGTAATTTCAATGCAACGCCCACGCGAAGTTCTTCGAGTACTCTGTAGATGATCAATAATAATTATCAAGCATAGCAGTACCTCTAATTTTACTAAGTGCACTAGTAATCTGTGATTTATTATTATATGCAATATTTAATTCACCTAGTGCAGGTAAATATCCTTCTCTAGTTTGCCCGTTTATTTTGATAGTTTTTGATCTACATAATGTTACCGCAGAATCCGAGCTACCAAATAGAGAAATAATTTTAGCTGAATTAGATTTTCCATTAAATCCAATTTGGCTTGATCTCCATCTTCTATATTAGTCAACCCCGAAATATCTTTACCATAACCTCCCCATTGAATACTATTATTATTAGTTTTACCTATAATGAAACTATAATTATCATCAATAATAGCAACTCCAACAGACTTACTGTTATTGTCGGTATTTCAAGTATTTACAGTTGTCAATACGCCTGTATTATCACAAATAAATACACCAAATACACTCAAATTAATATCTCTAGTGTTTCCGTTAATAGCTGTATAACTTATATCCTCGTATTTATATTTTGTATATGTTATTTTAATAGTATAATAAACATATTGTGGAATATAGATAGTTAAAGTTGCTCCTGTAGAAGTAAAGGACTCTACTTTGTCATCTCAATAATAAATATCTACAGTAGCTTCAGTTACAGGATTTCCTATATTATCTAAAATATTCAAATTAACTTTTTCACTGCTAATAGCTGCGATCTTTTCTGCATAAGAATAAAATGTGTCACTGTTACTAACGGAAACACCTCTATTCGTTAAAGCTTGTTTTATAGCTTCTTTAGTTTCTTGTAATCGTTGAATATTTTGTATTATCGTTTCCATTACTCTCCTAGTATTTCAGTTAATATAGTATTAAGTCCTGTAAGTTGACTTTCTATAGAAGTTACCCTATTTGATAATTCAGTATCATCATAAATAGTATCAGTGAATTTAGCATTAGCAGGTACATTGTTCTCAACCGTCTTATTATTTACAGTATCAGCATCTATATTTAATTTCTTCCATAAGCCATTTATTAGTACTTTCATAATTAATTGCTAATTTCAGATGTATCAAGCCAAATAGAATAACCTTCTGGTGGTTTTGTATCTCCAATCCATATAGCTTTATCTAATATAACCCCTTTATTTCATAGTTCTGCTAGTTGTGTTACCGCTTCATTCGTATAGTCATTGGTAGATAATCCTTTACCCTCTATTTTGTCAACCTTACCATTTAAAAGAGATATATCAGCTTTGCCAGATAAACCTGTGCTAACCTCTGCTTTTGTCACCAACCCTGTTATATCTGGAATAGCAGTTTTATCAGCTTTAGTGTTTTGAATATTAGTAATATCCGCTTTTATAATTGTATCATCATAATTTACTATTGTTGATAACCTTTCTATTTCACTATTTAAGACTAATGATTTACCAGCTTCTTTTACAACATATTTACTATCTGCGCTTTCTGTTTTTTGATATTCAGATAGATCAACTATACCAGACAGATTATCCCAACCATCTTTTAGTTCTCCTAGTCCTTCACCTACATATGCATAATTATAACCTGTGTCCAGTAGATTGTATACATCACCAGCAGTATTATTTTCTTTTGGTAATGCAGCATAATTATCCACAGATCCCCTAAACTTATATGTGGCAGTTAGTTTACTATCTACTTGTTCTTTTGTATAGACTGCGCTTGCATTGGCTTTGGTTGCTATTTCTGTTCGTAACTCTGTGTCATTGTAATTTACAACTGTGGCTAGTCTGGAAATTTCACTATCAGATATTAATGATTTGCCCTCTACTTTATCTACTTTACCATTTAAAAGAGATATATCAGCTTTGGTAGATAATCCAGATGTAAGTTCATTTTTAGTTGCCAAATCATTAATATCTGGAATGGTTATTTTATCTGCTTTTTCAGCTAATGCTTCATCTACATAAGCCTTAGTAACATCAACAGTAGGCAATTCTGCTTTTAAAGCATATTTTGCTAATTCTGTTTTATCAACTTTGCCAGAAATATCAGTCACATATCCTGAATCATTAGTTAGTTGGCTTACTTTAGATGGTATAGTACTAACTTCTGCTTTACTGGATAATTCTATTTTTGTAGCATAATCTTTAGCTGTCAGTTCTGTTTCAGTAATATATTCAGAAGGGACTTCTGTCAGATAATCTCCTTTTGGCTGATATTTTGTATCATTTTGCTCTGTAGTACTATATGCAGATAAATCTACAGTTGGGATCTTTGCTATTTCTCCAGATACATAATCCTTACTTGCGTAAGTATCAGGAATAGCAGTAAGATAATTCTTATTATCTATTTCTGTTTTAGTATATACATCAGTAGAATTAGCTTTATTTTCTAATTCTTTTTTAGTCGCTAAACCATTTAAAGAAGAAATATCAGCCTTTATAGCCAGACCATCTGTTAATTCAGTCTTTGTAGCCAACCCTGTAACATCTGGAATCTTAGTAGTATCAGGAAGTGCTCCAACTTCGTTAGCTGTATATACCGGTTTATTTGGCTGTTTAGCCCAATCAGGAACTGTAGGATCTGTTTCTGTTGTCAAATATCCTTTACCTTCTATTTCCTGTTTGGTATAATAATCAGTAAGATCAACACTACCAGAACCAGCTATTTTATCGTCTACTTCCTTTTTAGTATATATCAGATTTATCTGCCTTTTCTTCTTTTAGATGGTTAATATCTTCATCATAAGAAGCAGGAATAGATTCTTTTATTTGGGATAGTTCATCCTGTAGATCCTTTTGTTGCTTAATGTCTCCAACAATAATACCCCAAGTTGGCACAATCTCGCTACCGCCAGAACCTAATACAACATTAGCCCTTTTTAGTTCTAAATAATATGTATTATTCAATTTGTCTTTATCCATTGTTATATTAATGTTATGGTTTCTGTTGCTGTATTGGAATCATAATAATTATTCTTTGTTTGACCATATAACTCCTTCAATCCTTTAGATGGTGA